TTCTTTGCGTATCTGGTCATTACGCCCTTGCGGGGAGTAAAGTTAACCGGATCGTAAACAAGCGGTGTCATGATTAACGGAACATACGGTGCGTATACAGCGCCGGTTTCAAGGAAGTTACTTCCCCTGAATCCCATTAAGATGTCATTTTCTAACATATAAGGGTTTTTGTAAACCGTATATCTGTTATTCAATGAACCAACTTTCTGTACACCCATTGCGAATGAGTTGTTAGCTGCATCACCATCTGTATCTGCTGCGTATCCAGGAATACTCTCGATGATAGTGGCTGTTTCAGGTGAAATCACGATGAAATTAGCACCACCTCTAAGAGTTTTCTGATGGATTGTGTTAGATACTGATTGCAGTTTGTTCCCAAGAGTCTGGAACCACTCACCTTTTGTGTAAGCGTTGGAATTACCCGACACTTCACTAAAGATTGAATTAGTGGAATCATACTCAAAACCAACTTTAGCTGACCAATATTCGGTCTTTGCGTCTGCGTTCTGTTTCAACATATCAAGTATTTCCAAATCAATTTCCATTGAAATGTACTCACTCAACATAGAAGTAAGTTCTGCTTCTGCATCAACACTATGGTAAGCGTTAAGGTCTTGTGCCAACTCAGGAGTCCATATTGCTTTCAGTTTACGAGTCTTAGCGACTATGCTAACTGAACGTAATGCAATATCGATTTCTGGAATATCAACATCATCACTCGTGCTTGGAGCAGGAGTTGTAAAAGTTGATTGTTCAAAATCACCTCTTGATGTATCAGCTGGTGCTTTATGATAAGCAATTCCAATTGCTGTGCTACCAATAGTACCATCTGTAGACTTCACGAAGAAGTATACATTTGTTGCATCAGTATAAGTGTATGCAGGATAGTGTGCTGAAATATCAGAACCACTAACTGCGAATGCGCGTGCGCCTTCCCAATCTGCTGATGTATCAAATGATTTTGCTACAGTAAGTTTGACAATCTGGTCTGATGCTGTAGTAGCAATAGACGAACTCAAATCAGGTTCAAATTCAACTTCTTTCCAAGAAGCTGAAGCGGCTGCGGAAGGAACTGCAGTGACTGTTTGATCATTCACTGAATATCCAAATTTGCCTGCACCATAGAGACCACCACTTGCATCTGCGTTAGATGCGGAAGTGTTACCATGTATGTACGAACCTTGAGTATGTTGTCCAGTTTGAGCTGTACCGTATTTAAAGTCAAGATAGAAAATTAGACCACTTGGTAGATTCATCGGCTGTACGCTGACGAAATCTTGTGCTGCTAATTCACCAAAAATGCGACGTACCAAAGGTAATGCCACACCTGACCACTCTTCTGAATTCGAAGCAGTACCAGTTTTAGATGATTCATCTATCAACTGACGTGCTTGGTTTTCAAGAAGAACTGCCATTCCGTGTTGTTTATTGCTATCTTCAAGACCTTCAAGTAATCCAGTAGGCTCCCACTTGTTGACTAACTTTTGGGTTTCTGCTAAACGACTACGTTGAGAATCATAGCTACCCATCAATTGCTCGATGGATTGTAAATTATCTGCCATTTTTTTTCTCCAAAAAAATCGTTAAGATTTATTTATTGTTAATTGTTATAGAATATTAGCTAACTTCTGAAATCGTGACTTCATATCAAATCCTTCTTCAATCACCTTCGGTGCTGATTTAGGTTTGGTAGAAGCAACTGCTTTAGAAGCGGTGCCTTTATTCTCTTTAATTGGTTTTGGCGTACTTGCGTTTGCCGTTTTGCTACCAAAAGATTCTGCTAAAGTGGCGAATACCAACTTAACTTCTCTTAGGTTTGCTGCTCTATCGAAAGTTTCTACGACTTTCAACTTCTGTTCATTAGTTAAACCGTGTGCACGGAATAATTTGTTAGTAAACAAAAGTTTAGCGTTAAGTAAGTTTACTTCATTCAACTTACCACGTAGATACTTCACTACCTTGCGGTGCTCATCAAGATCTGATGTAAGTTTAGAAACTGCTTCAGCTTGTGCTTCTGCATCTTCTTCTTCATCATCACCTTCTGAAAGTGCTTTCAAGATTTCTTCAAGGTCAATGTCCTCTTCAACTTCTTCTTCTTCTTCTTGAACTTTAGAGTATGTTACTCCATTGACTTCAACTAAATCATCCACTTCTTCATCATCTGAATTTTCGTGACCTGCTGCTGGTGCGTCTGCGGCTGCTGGTTCTTCCGAACCTTGTCCGACATCAGACGAATCTGCTGCAGCGTCGGCGACTTTGTTGTCACCATCACCAATATCAGAAGATACATCGTTTTCTGCTAATTCAGCTTCATCAGCTGTTTCAGCTTCATCCGAAGAAAGACCATCACCTACTTCACCTTCTGCGTAATCTTCTTCGATTTCACCTTCTTCGGCTTCATCTTCGAGTTCACGTAGAATAGATTCGAGGTCGAGTTCATCTTCATCTTCCTGTTCTTCAACAGGAGCTTCAAATTCCTCTTCATCTTCTTCAGATACGACTGGTGCATATTTTACACCATTGATTTCAATCACACCTTCTTCAGCTGGAAATTCTTCTTCAGCTTCTGGTTCAGAAAACTCATCACCAGGAACTTCGTCCTGTGCGACAAGTGGTTCTTCTTCAGCGGGAATTTCTGCTTCTGGTTCTGAAAATTCATCACCAGGAACTTCGTCCTGTGCTACAAGAGGTTCTTCACCAACTTCAGGTTCAGCTGCTATTTCGGGTTCTTCTTCGGCTTCAGGTTCTTCACCTTCTACTGGTGCTTCTTCTGCTGCTTCTTCATCACCTTCTAATTCGTTCTGAATCTTGTCTGAAAGCATGGATTGAATGCGGGGAGTGAAAGCTTCTTCAAGAGCTATTTTAGCATTTGCAAGTGCCGTTTCTCTGACTGCTTTAGCGTCTGCTATTGCGTCTTTTAAAAGATCATCCATTTTTAATTCTCCATTAATTTATCATAAAACAAATATATTCTTCGAGTTCGACCTGCAAAGAAATTCGTTTCATGTTTTTTAATTTTGGATTTAATAAAGTTATTAGGAACTTTAATGTGGTTTACATTATCGGTATGTCATATACGATTGAATGACATATTCTTGTGTTATATATAAATATACACAAATCGAAAAAACATTACTTTTTATAAAATATCTGTTCTTTCTTAATTTTTTCTTTAAGTCCACTTGTTGGTGGTTCTCCACACCAATCTGGATTAAGCTGTCTTTGCTTCATCCATTGACGAACCTTACCCAACTTTTTCTTAGTAGCTCTTTTTACTGATGGTTTTGTGTAGTATTGTCGTTCTCTCAACTCTACCATTAAACCACTATCTTTAATTTTTCTTTTCAATAACCGTAGAGCAAACTCTACATTATTCTTTTTTACTTTTACTTCCAAGTAACCTCCAATATTTTAATCGGTTTCGTTTTCACCACTCCAATTTTTATCAACATAATTGAAAAATTTGACTTTTGCTTCATCATCTAATTCATCTGGTGCTGATACTCCCCACTTTTTAAGTGCGGATTGGAAAAAATCTTCATATGTTCCTTCTTGTACTGCATCTGCTTCTAACTCATCACCATCTCTGTATGATTTACCTTCTACTGAAACCTCATCTTCAGTATCACAGCAGGACTCATTAATTTCATAATAACGACCAAGAATGTGTCCCATATCTTCATATAGTCCACCCATTCTTTCTTGTAAACCTTGTGCTTCAGTCGCTACTTTCTTAAATTGATTAGAAAGACTTGTAAGTTCTTTCATATTACGATTTACCGTGATTTTATCAAACCAATCTTCGGTTTCTTGTAATGTATGTTGTTTTGCAGTTTCTGCTAAACGAGAAAGTCTTTGTGCTAACTCCCTCAAATTACCTTCACGATAAATTTCATTTCCATATGAGTTAAAATTACCAACTTCACTCATAAATTCTTTTACATTTACCTTTTGAGTAGATTGACCATAAACATCTTCTACTATATCAGTAAGTTTTGTAGATTTTTGTGTTTTAAATCCCATATCTATTCCAGAAAATGCATTCCGAGATACAACTCCACCCATCGTTGCGTGTTCTTTAATTAAATCTTTTAATTTTGCCATTCTATGTCTCCTAATCAAATATAAATATCTATTTTCTTAATTTTCGGTCTTTAGAATACCTTCTAAATCCATCACGAACTTTTCTCCACAGCATTTGTATAAACTCCGCCTCACCATGATGTGTTCTTGTTGCTGGACCGTGTTGAAGTCCTCGTTGTATATCTAAAGCATCATATCTATTACCTTTTACACCATCCATCATTATCTTAATAACCTTTTGTGATGCTTTACCTAAATGCTTTGACATTTTTTTAATATCCATATCTAAATGTAATTTTGCTTCTTGGGAACTAAATGCTGCCGGTGTTGCCCAAAATCCTTCGTTTACGGATTCATTTTTATTGTCATCTTCATCATCAACATCTATTGCATTTTGAGTAGATTTTGAAAATGCCTGTGGTGATAAATAACCAGGAACAGATACGGATGTGGTGGCTTCTTTTCGTCTTTTCCGAGTTCTCATAGCCTTTTTTAATACTGACTTATCTTTACTACTTAATTTTCTAATAATTTTTTTATAATCACGATCTCCCGGTTCAATTGGATCATCATCTAAGTCTGGACCCCCATATGGTCCCATTAACCATAAATTATCATTCATGGGGTCAAAATACATTTTTTTATCTGGTAAAAGAACCATTTGTTTTGCTCTAAAAAATTGTGCCTCATTTATGGATTTTATTTCTTGTCTAATAACTTTGCGTAACTTTTCCTTTATGGACTCACCTTGTAACTTTTTAACATATTTCTGCATCAAACGAACTGCATTTCCACCACGAATAGATTTTAATGTCTTTAATGCTTTCTTTTGTTCTTTTGGAGTTTTAGCTAAAATGAACTCTCTATATAATGGATCCTCTCCAAACTTCTTCAATAATTTTTTTCTAATTACTGATGCATTTGCTTCATTTACGGATTCATCTTCCTTTTCCCACTTTTTTGCCATTTCAGGTTCGTTTGCGTGCATCCATTTTCTCTGTTTTTCTGATTTGAAGGGCATTTTAGTACTCGTTAGACCACTTATTTATTCCACCCACTCTTAAACTTCCATCTGCACGTGGTTTAAATTTTTTAGGTGCTATCTTTTTAATTCCAACTAAAATTGTTGCCACTACAGCATCATATGGTTTTCTTGCAGTTTTAGTAAATCCCCAAGGTCTCTTAGTTTTGGTAATCAAAAAAGTTTCGTGGTCTAAATTATTTTCTGCATCACCATTTAAATATATTTCTTTGTTATTTACTACTGCTCTACCTTTACCCCAACCATCTCGTATTACAATTCCGTGTTTTTCAGCTGTTTTTATTGTTGCCTTTGCAAGTCTAACAATTTTTGACCACTCTGAACTGGTAAAATCTTCCGATTGTTCCCAATAATTGGTGTATCCTTCAGTAAGTAATTCTTCTTTAATTAATTGTCTAAGTTCTGATATTTTCATTATATTTTATCCATTAATCGTTTAATTTGTTTTAAAATCTTCGCTGTACCATGAGCGTTTTGAAACACTCCATAATCAGCACCAACCTTTACCAATTCATCGAACTGGTCTCTCAAATCATATTTCATAGCCATCCACAACTTATCACTAATATCATAGACCTTGTATAGTTTCCAACCAGTTTTATCACTAGCTTCGGTAATGGTTTTTTTATCAACTACTGTTCCTTCAGCAAAATATCCTATTTTTTCATATTCCCTTTTTACATTTGGTTTATCTATAATAATCAATGATTTTCCAGATTTCTTATGTGTAACTTTTACTGTTTTACCTTTTTTAACTGTAAGGTTTTTCCAATCCCACCCATAATCACCTGATCTTTCCAACATATCTAAATCTGATTCATTAGTTTGATGTGTTTCCATTACATCTTTAAAAGTAGGTAATGGATCACCAAATTCTCTTTTAGTAAACCCAGGAGAACCTTCTTTTAATAATTTTTTTAGTTTAATCATTACTGATTCTCTTTAATCCATCCAGCGTTATGATCACAAATGCCTTTCAAAGTTTCAATAGCTTTGATATATTTGTTTGCGTGAGATTTCTTAACGTTCTCTAATACTTCAGTTACAGGTAATTTATTTAATTCACCTACCATTTTCATAATAGAATCATTAATCATACCAACAGCTTCCATTATCTTCTGTCTTTCTTGAAGTTTCGTTGCCTTTTCCTTCAATTTACCAGATTTAACGGCGTATTCTTTTTTGAATGATTTAACATCATCCGTAAGACTACGAGCTTTCTTGGCTTCGTTAATATTCTGAATTTCTTCTTGAATTATCTCTTTAATTCGTTTTTGTGTTATTTTCATTATTAACTCCTAATTAAAATTAACTCTTTTTATCCTTGTTACGATACTTATCTCGTATCTTTGTCCAAACTTTATAAATACCATTCATTTCATCAAGTGATTTATTGAGTTTATCTGCAATTTTATTCATATACTTGTTGTATTCTGTGATAGCATCTTTATAATTACTTTGGTCATTCCAATCATAAATATCTGATTCTCTTGGACCATAGTCTATAATAGAACCATGACCTTTAGCTAATTCTTTAAATACCTTTACCCAATGTCTTTCTGTTTGGTCTGGATCTTCAGGATGAACTATAAAGGGTTTTGATATCCTTTCATTAATTTGTTCTTTAGATTTATTCTGATGAGTTTCCACTACATCTTTAAAGGTAGGAAGTGGATCACCAAATTGTCTATCCCATGCGTATTTACTTTCTTTTAAAATCTTTTTTAGTTTAATCACTATTATTCCCCTTAGCTGTAACTCGCCCAATATTCAATAGTTACTTCGTTTCCTTTATGTTTCCATAAACCATGTTTGGTGCCCTTAATCATTTTTACATCACTTTTACCTAATTCTAATCCAGCACTTGTTGATAAAGTAAAATCACCTAACTTCTCTGCCATAGCTTCAAGTAATTCTCTCGTGAGTAATACTCCCCAATCTTTTGGACTATAATCTACCAGTGGATTACCCTCTACACCACCATCGCGGGGTCCAACTTTACTTACTTTGGCATTTATTCCTTGTCCATTTGCACCTCTAAATCTGGCTTCTTGTATTTGTTGGTGTTTTTCCATTACACCTTTAAAAGTAGGTAATGTATCACCAAACTCTCTCATGGACTCACCTTGTAACTTTTTAACATATTTCTGCATCAAACGAACTGCATTTCCACCACGAATAGATTTTAATGTCTTTAATGCTTTCTTTTGTTCTTTTGGAGTTTTAGCTAAAATGAACTCTCTATATAATGGATCCTCTCCAAACTTCTTCAATAATTTTTTTCTAATTACTGATGCATTTGCTTCATTTTTGGTAAACCCAGGAGAACTTTCTTTTAATAATTTTTTTAGTTTAATCATAATTTATCTCTTTTTAAACATTACGGATTGACCGAATCCTGGTAATTTATTTAATTTTTTAAACCCACGAACAAGTTGACTTGTATCTGCCCATTTTCCCATCTTTATATCTTTTGGTGCCGATAAATACCACAAATATCCATCTCTATCAACTTCAAGTTGTAAAGTAACAGTTTCTTTTTTATCAAATCCCCTTTGTTCTACATCAATAAAAAATCCAATCTTATCTTTACTTTTACTAAATCCCCATTTCATTTGTTTGGCTGTTTTAGGTTTTAGTCCTGCCTTTCTCATAGCCTTAATAATACCACCTAAATAAACATCTAAACCAATATCCTCTCTTATATCTTCTTTCTTCAATCTACTCTTTTCCCTACGACCTCTATTTGTAGATTCTTTTTCGAAACCAACTATCTTCCCACCTTTATGTGAAGCGTCTTTTCCATCTCCATTACCATATGTACCTTTTTTTCTATTATACTGATTTAACTCAGCTCTGTATTTTTTTGCCTTTGTAGATGAACCATATTTCTTATATTCTGCTTTATAATCTCTGTCTTCCTTTACAGATTCCATTGGATGACTTTTCATATATTTAACAAATTGTCTTGCACCATCAATATATCCTAACAATTCTTTCTTATCTACTCCTTTAAACATGGGATCTTTCAATACTATTTTAAGAATAGCCTTTAAATTTTTATTTTTATTTCGTAATACTATACCTTGTAATACATCGGCTTGGTCGGTAGTTAATATACCCATTCCGGCTTCTTTTATCACGGATTCCACTACATCAAATGTAATATCCTTACCTTTCCTTTTGGTGGCCACATCTATAAGACTTTTTAGTTGAAAATTACCCATTCTGGTTTTTAGTTTTTTAAGATGTTTCATGACAAATCTCTTATCACCTTCAAACTTTTGTTTACCTTTTTTATCGTGAACGAGATACCATCCAGGAGTATCAGTTAATTTAAGAGTATATTTAGTAAATCCCTCTTTTATATCACTTGTTCCTGCAAGTTTATATCCCAAGACTTCGGCATTCTTTTTTCGTTGGTCATTCATCTCATCGGTGAATCCACCATCATATTTTTCAAGTTCTTCTCTTACCATTTTGATAAGATATGATTTAGTCAATTTCATGATTTCATTATTCTATCGACTGATTTTTGATATTTAGCTATCCACGTTTTACCAAACTTGATCAATTCTTTATTTACTTGAACTAATAATTTTTGCATCGCTTCATATTTCTTCTGCCCATTAGTCATACCACCAAAAACATCCCCGTCTAATGAATGATAATGTTTTATATTTTTACTATAATGCTTTGCGTTATTTATGATTTCATCCGCCATTTTATCTATGTCTGTGGCTTCTCTTAACAGTTCTTCTCTTATAATTTTTCTGAGTTTTGATTTAGTTATTTTCATTATCTAATATACTTTTTAAGCGATTTGATAAAATCATTTTTTGCATGATGACCAAATTCAGTTTTGACTAAAAATGCAACACCTCGTGCAACTTCATCTAAACTAACACTGCCCCCACCTTTTTTCTCGGCCTTTTTAAATCCACCCAAGAAACCTTTGTATACCCAAGTCCAAAGAGATTCGTTTTCTTCGTTTAGTTTTTCATCAAGACGGAATTCTCTCCATTTCTTGTTCATATTGAATTCATGTTTTTTATTCATTTTACAGCCCCTTTTTGACTAATCTTACATATCTTTGTAAATCACTTGGATCAATATTCATAGCGGCAACAACACGACCAAGAATTGCTCCAGTTCTCCGTCTATTTAATCTTGCCCCTTGGACGGCGGCAATGAATTTTTTCATATATCGTTCTATCTGTGCAGGAATTGGTGCATTAAATGCATCATCATCTTCCGTAACAATGGATTTAATCTCTGCTCTAATTGCCTTTCTAAGAGTCTCTTCGGTTATTTTCATCTTGTTTCTCCTATTTTTGGTTTCTCCTAATTCTTTTCCAGTTCTTCTAGCATATTGTTTTTTATAAAAATCTACATCAGCTTGAGATTGTTTTTTAGGTTCATCTTCTTTCTTTTTAGAAAACTTATCCTTTAACTTTTGGAAAATGCCAACTGCCTTTTGATGAGAAGGATGGTCTTTATCCTTTAAGGCCGTCACAGCTTGAATTTTTCTACTACCCTTACCCTGAAGTTTTACTGCGGTCATTTTCTGAACTGCTGCTATCGCTGCTGGATTTTCTTTTAATAATGTTTCTAATTGTACTTTATCCATATTTATTCTCCCCGAATAATATCATTTATGATACTTTCGACCTTGCAATATTTTCCACAAGTTCTACCTTCTAGTTGTTTATCAACACTTTCTTTTAGTGGATGCATAAATGCTCCATGTGTGGATGGGTTGGATACAAAGTCAAACGCAATCAATTCAAAATCACTCTGAACTGTTTGACCATCACCCTCTTGCATAGGTTCTACTGAACCTAAACCACGAGAACTTATACCAAGTTTTATACCTGCCTTAAATAATTCACTAAGTATATTTCCACTCGGAGTTCCAAGAACTTCAACCGAACCAATTAAATTCTTACCTTCCCAATGCATTTCTGTTACATTGTGAGATACGTTCTGTAAATTAACTACAGAACTTTCGGGATGGTCTAATTCACCCATTGCTCGTTTTTGATTAATAAAATTTTCTGCATATTTGTTAGATTCTCTTTGTAATATTCCGTGTGGATAAACTCTACCATTTTGGTTTTTGGCATCTGACCGTTGTAATACTCCATGAACGATTAAACGACCATTATTTTCTTTAAGAGACTCGTTTATTTGTTCTCTTGTTATTTCAAACGGTAAATAATCTACTATTAATTGTCTTGCCATATTTTCACTCCTATCTCATAAAATCAAATTCTTGATCTTTAAAAATTTGTTCAAATTCTTCAACATAATCTTTTGCTAAATCTTTTCTCTGTCTTTTTGGAAATACATCTAAGTGATTTCCACCATAAGACCGAACATATCGTTTTGCTCCATCATCTATCAAGTACATGAAAGCTTTTTGAGCTAAAGGTTTACGATATTTTCCTTGTTTCTTCTTACTCGACAAATTCTTCAATATTGGCATATACCTTTGACGATATAAACCAGCGTCATTGTCAATATGAAGTTTCAATTCTCTCATTTCATCTGAAAGTCCCCTTTCGAGTAATAAATCTTTAAGTTTAATCATTATTTAACCCATAGAATCATCGTTTACCGTCCATTCAACATTAACACCACTTGTATCAATCACTCCTTGAATGGCCTTTTCAATATCTTCTACGAAACTTTCCTCGGTGGTTTCATTATCTGTATAATCAACTTTCATATCAATCCGTATAGGAAATAATGCATGTTGTTCATTTATTTTGTATTTTTCCATCACACCTTTAAGTGTAGGTAATGGATCACCAAATTCCCTCTTACCAAAAAGTCTATCATAATTCTCTTTTAATATATGTTTTTTCATCTATCTTTCCTCATCATTATTTCGTGTCTAAGTTCTTCTAACTTCTTAATCCACATAGTTAAATGTTTAATCATATAATTTTTATTTACATCTTTTCGCTGCGTCTCGGTATGCCACCTCTTTAAAAGTGTAGATATACTAAACAGCGAATCCATATAGGATTTTTTGTTCTCTTGGAAGGTCATATTTAATATTAGTGTAACTGACCGACCTTATTCGCTAATTTAACTAATCTCTCACTAATTTTATTTAGAGCCTTGTGTGTATTCTTCCAATAATCTCGTGAATCCACTTTTAACTCATTTTTTAATTTAACATTATACCTAACAACTCGTTCTAATTCTTTTAAAGAATCACGAGTTTCTCTCATGGCTATACCAATTTTTTGCTTAGGACTTAAACTATCATCATTTCTCCAAGCGTGATATCTACCTTCATTTACTACTGACTCTTTCCTCAACTTAGGGTCATTTGCAATAAAATGACCAGTTCCATCAGTTGGTTCATCATGACCTCCTGTGTAACCGGCCTTGCCCTTACCTTTACCCTTTTTGTTACTACCACCAAATGCATGTGGTGTATTGTAACTACCACCTACACTTGAAGTAGAATTGGCTTCGTCTAATTCTTGTTTGATTAATTCTCTAACAAGTTTACGAATTAAATTTTCTTTAACCCGTGACATTGTGAAGTTCCTTGATGAGTTCGTAATACCTCATTAATGACACAACCTGCTTATCTTTAACTATTTTACCTTTTGATAAAGTATCTGTTTGTTTAATTGCTTCTGTTAATTTAATTTTTGTAACATCATCTTTAACTCGTGGTAAAATTTTATTAAGAATTTCTTTTACTTTTTTAACTTCATCATTTATAAATTCTCTTAATGAATTAGTATTAGAAATATTATTAACATATTCTTTCAATAAATTTCTCTGCATAGAATTTAACTTCTTATACTTACCATTAAAGTTATCTACCATTAATTGATAAGAAAGTAATCTTAAATCTTTATCTTCATTCTTGAATTCAGAAATTACTTTACTGTCTGCACCTCGTGATTTAATTTTATTACGAGTAATATGTTCTATAATAGAAAAAGTACTTTCTACTTCTTCTTTTGGATCAAATACAGGAGTAGTTTCTGATAAAAATGTTTTATAAATAGAAGCATATACTTTATAGTTAGGGATTCGTGCTCTGAAAAAATCTTCCACAACGTAATTCTTTTTAATCTCTTTAATAAGATTATATTTTTCATTACGAAGTTTTTTATTTTGTAATTTTTCTCTGGCCCTTAATACGGCATCGACCAATTTTTCTGCCTTACGAGACGAATTATAATTTTCTTTTAACAAAACTTGATATAGTTGATTTTCTTTACCAAGTTCTGTCTTTTCATTAAAGTATTTTTTTAACACCTCTACAGATTTACTTTTATCATCACCATTCATCACATCAACTGTGATCTGACGGGACAATAATTCAAAAAGAATTCCCGTATTCTTTATTTTCGAGTGTTTTACACGCTGGGCCATAATCTATGCTCCTAAATAAGTATATTTCTTCATCTATAAATATAAAAACTTCTAATAATTCATCGTTTAAGTATCACTTAAAGATGAAGATACCTCATTTTTATATTCTTCTTCTACATCAGTCGTCTCAACAAGTATTTTTTGTTCTGCTCGACTTACTTTTCCTAAACTTTTCTTTAATGCGTCATAATGTGCTAATGCAATTCCATATTTTGGACTACCACTACCACCTTTTCGTTTATCATGACTACCAAGTGGATCTCGACCCCTTATACTTGAGTCTTTTCCGTGTTTAGGTCCTTCTTTTGGACGACCACTTCCCGGCCAGCCATCTTCTGGCATATCCATTTCTAATTCTCGACTTGTTCTTCCCATTCCAGGAGGTGCTCCACCTGGAGGTGCTTCTCCACCTCCACCATCTGCCATCGCTCCTTGTGTTCCGACTGCTTCTTCACTTTGAACTGGGTCATTACCTTCCATTTCAATCTGAGACCACCTAAACTTCCGTTTTTGGTCTTTAATTAGTCCAAGTCTAACCTCTTTTTTCTCTTCTTCTGTAAACTTAAATACATTATCATAAATCCACTCCGTATCTGTTATTTTAGCGTCCATAAGACTTGAAGCAAGACTTTGTTTATTGTTCCACAACTCAATCTTTTCTTCTTCATATATTGTAGATGGATTCTTTAAATCTAATTCAAAATTAACAAGGTCTGCATCTGTATATCCTTGTGCGTATAAATGAACAATAGCAATCTTTGTTAATTCACTCGTAACAATTCTCTGTATTCTTTCGATTGTTCGTGCAAATCTAACATCTTCTGCCGCTAAAGTTGCCTTACTACCAACTGCCTCATCGTATCCAAGAAATGCCTTTGGTATTTTTAATGCTGCCATTAACTTATTTCTTAGATACTCAATATCTTCTACTGCTTCGTATGTTAATCCTGCGAGACTATCAATTTGAGTTCCACTATCTCCACCACGAACTGGTAAGAAGAAATCCTCTGTGAGATTTTGTATATTATATTTTAAATTGTAATCGCCCGTATTTTCATCCATAACAGGAGCCTTTTTCATCTTATTTATAATCTTTTGCATAAAGTTTTCAACTTCTGCAGGTGGAATGTTACCAATATCAATCTTGAACACTCTCTTTTCAGGTGCTCTCATTATACGATGTATTAACATAGCATCTTCCATAAGACTTAATTGTTTCCAAATCTTACGGGCTCCTTCAATCATACCCTTTCCATATGGTATGAAATTTGCATCTGAAAGTAATCTGAAATGTGCTACTTCATAGTTTTCTAATTCTTTATTTCCTGCCATACGACCTGAATGTCTTGTATCACCTTCTTCAACCATAAACTGAACCATATATGGATTCTCTGGATCTTCACCTTCAATACGAGTAACATCATATGCTGAAAGTGGAACTACATTTGTAATACCATACTTTTCTTTGATGTCTAAATAGAGATAAAAATCTCCATATTTACATAGGTTACGAACCCACGGCCATAAATTGAATTCTATATTCAATATGTCATAAAAAAGATTATGTAGAATATCATGAATATTTTCATTTTCTGAATTGATTTCTAATATCTTACCATATTCATTTTTCATTGTGGATTCGTCTGAATAAACATCAAGTGCACTTGAAATAATTGCATCATTATCCATTTCTTCATAATCTCTAAATAGAGCCAATCGTTGTGCCTGAAAACTAATCGCCTGTGAATGTCCATATCCACCAGTCGTCATATTAGTATGTAATCTTGACCATCTATCTACAAGACTATTTCTCTGTGCACTTTGAACTCTATCCGTATCGGCAATTTTTAACTTTCTACCACCTGCATGTCTTACAATGACATTCGTGGAAAATAATCGTTGTAGTCTAGCTCTTAAATTTGTTTGTGCCATTTTATCCTCTTATTATTTTATTAACCAAGTTAGATCTTCTCTTTCACCTTGTACTTCCCAATCCCAACCTTCGGCTGCTTCTTCTTGGGGAGTGTAAACTGGTTCATAATCTAACATTTTATTTAGGACTGTTTTTTGTAGGGCAATTCCCTCTGCATTCAACCTAAGTGCAGTATCTCTTACCCACAATCCTATCGCCAAACTCATTGGAAGGTCATCATTGTATCCTTCCATTGCCTGGGCTTTGTTGTTGTGCCATATAAACACAAATAATTCATCAATCAGTCTATCAGAATGAACGATAACTGATTTTTCTCTAAAATATTCTTCTAATTTTGCTATCACTAATGGTCTTGTTTTAGTTGTCATACTAAAACCAGGAATCATTTGTCTATCTTTTTGTCTGTATCTGTTTGTTATTTGTCTTGCGACATCTACAAACTGTAAATCTTTACTTGTATAAAATAGGTTATCATACTCTCTATCAATAACTTGTTGTATAGTAGCCCAACCAATACTTGAGTTCTCAATCACAAGTAATGCGTTGTTATACTCCACAGCAGTGTTCATACATAAATTACCAAAATCTTTGGTAGGTATTTTTCCCTTATATTCTGCTACTTGTTCCATACTCTCTATTTCTATTACATGAAATGCAGAAAAGTCTGATGCATCACCACGAGCAACGTCAGCAGCAACTACATAATTCTTAGTATAATCAGGTTGTCTCCAAATCCATAAATTACTATCCATTCCCCTCTTTTCAACTGGATCTTCAATTTGTGTATTTCTATATTCTTCTAAAATAACACCATCAATTACAGTTTGACCTGAAGTGATGAAGTCACAATCACATTCTTGTGCTGCCATTGAAGGACCTAACAACTTATCTTGTTCATCTCTCCATTCTTGTTCTCTGTCTGGATGTAAAGTCCAATGTAATTTAATAAAATTCCAATCATTATCACCTTCTTCAGCTCCTACCCAAGTTTTGTGAAACCAATTACCTATACCATTTGGTGTTGAAAGTGCTATACATTGTCCACCAGTTGATAGAGTACTTTGTGCAGCAGTCCATATTGTATCAATCTTGTCAATGAATGCTGCCTCATCAAGTATCAATAATGACAGAGCCTCTGAACGACCTGCGTCCTCAGTACTTGATATCGCCTTTACTTGTGAACCATTTGAGTATCGTAATGATAATTTGTTGTCCTCAACACACTTTGACTTAACCCAACTTGGTAAGTTTGCGTGCATAACTCGGATTTTCGTAACCAAGTTTTTAGCGGTATCTTGTTTAGTTGCAATAACCAATATGTTCTTATCACTCTGAAAAGTCATCATCCATAATGCGTATCCAGCGGTAAGTGTGGATATACCTAACTGACGGGCTTTCAGAATAACATTGTAATTGTGTTTTTCAAAATCATATATTGTACTTTCTTGAAATTTATATAATGCAAATGGAATTTTACCCTGTATTGGATGTTGTATAACAGCATACTTCTTTAGAAAATACACAGGGTCCTGTGCACATTTTAGATATTCTGCTTTGATGACTGCTTTTATGTCACTCATTATTTTGCTAAGTCCGCTATTTGAATTCCAAAATAAGTTGGAATAATTATTGCGGCCGCTCCATATCCAAAATATAGCCACTTATTTTCATACCAACTTGGTTTTGCTAACTTTGCCATTTTTTCATTGGCCACATTTTGTGCCTTCAAAGATTCTATTTGTTTACCCTTTGCCACTATTATTAAAGAATCAAGATTGGACTGTGATTCTAACTCATTAATTAATTTTTCTTGGTCTGTGATTACCACTTTCTGTGATGCTATCAACAAATCAGCCTTTTCAATTTTACCTTCCCATTGAGCATCTCGTTGTTTAATCATTTCCAGCGCTTCTTCTTGTGTAAATGTTGTCTGTCCGAATAGTGGGATGGATATCAATAATATCCAAAGATATTTCATATTCACTCCTTATCTAAGTAGATAAACTGTGCTTCCGGCACCAGTTACAGCTTTTTGAACTCCAATTTCATGAACGACACCAGCATCAAAAACATCACCAGCGGATGTTCCTCCACCCGAAAATGTTAATGTAATCTGTGATCTAGTTCCAGCTACTACGAATGCAGCGGCTTCATTTGAACCTGTTGCAAAAAAGGTTGTACTATTACCAACAAGGTGAACATTATTATATTTACCAAGGTTACCTCTTACTGCAGGTGGTGTTCTATCTCCAATAGCCATTTTATTTTCTCCTTATATACATATATATAATTATTTACTCTTTGAAAACTTCCTTAAAAAATCTGCTGCATCTTCTACTTCATCATTTTCATAGGCCGTTTCCATCTTTTTGACCTCATTTTTTGTTCTGGTCAATTTTCTTTTTAAATTTGTTATTTCTTTTTTATTTTTATTTTTATGTTCTTGTAATTTTTCTATTTTTTTAACTACTTCTTTTGTTTTTTTCTTATTTTCTTTGATTACCTTCCCTAATTCCTTTACTTCTTTTGATTTATTAGCACTTAAAAGTGTACTTAAACCAAAAAGTCCTAAAATTGCAACTACTAACTTCTTTAACCACTCCATTATTTCATCTCCATTATTTTTTTATAAGTAGACTTACTCTCTAACTGTTTAGTTTTTGAAGGTTCATCAAAATCACTATCATCAGTATCATCATATTTTCCATATCCTTCCGCATCCCTATCAATTTTTTCATCAAAACCTTTATCAAAAATATTGACTTTTTTGTGTATTCTAAATGTAGTAGCCTTTCTTCCATTTATAGTCGGCATTCCGTGTTTATCTACACCTATATCTTTTATTACCATTTTCTTGTTTTTAAATTTTCCTACAAGTATAGTATCACCTTTTTTAACGTCTATTGTAATTGCCATTATTTAACTCCTTTTGGTAGTAAATCAACTAACTTGTTACCTTTCCATTCTCTACCTTTAACCTTACCCATTATTCTGTGGTCTTTCCATTGATTCCATAATTTTTTATTACTTGCAAAAACTTTTTGACCACTTGGATTTACTTGTCTATATCCACTTGAACTTCCCATTTTCTGAGATCCCGGTTCGGGTGTTGCTGGTATTCCACCACTTTCACTTCCTTCAGGTGGTGTAGTAGGTTTTATTAAAGTTTCTGACGTTGACCAAAAATTTGCTGATTCTGGTGGAATAGTATATTCTTGTTTTCTATGAAAACCATGTATTCCATACATTCTCTGTTTTGGTGATAATGGTGGTGTATCATCTCTTAACTCATTTGCTTTAACTTCTGAATTACCATCGGGATCACTTAAATATTTATAAAGTTTTCCTGCATCTCTTTTTGCCCGTCTTTCATTATTTAAACTGTCTGGTCCACCATAAATATTATCTGCTGCTGGAAAATCAACTTGTTGCATTCCACGAGTCAAACTTGCAGGTCCTACATATCGTCTTTCACCTCGTTTGGTGTATAATCCATCTGGCCAGGCATCACCTGTAATTATACCTAAACCACTATTAGTACCTGTTGGGGAAGCTTCATTAATTAAATTCCATAATTTCTGTTCTAATATATTCACTATACTTTCCAACTTATCATAAGGTTTTGTCCATCAAGTTTTTCCGTTACATTATCTTCACGATTTAACTCTCCACCCAATCCCATTTCTATGATATTTTTTAAATCTTTAAATGTCAAATCTTTATCATCAAAAGGATGTGCCATATGTCCGTATGCTCCACCCTCTGTAATCAATTCTCTAAGTTCATCACTCCACCAATCTTTTGTTAATGGTTCATATTTTTCAACATGAAGTCTTGGTCGTTTCTTCTTACCACTAAATTTTGGATTTGGTTTATCTTCACCATCAACAGTTAAACCCTTTTCTTGCATTGAAGTATTTCGTGTTTCATCCCCTATTCTACCATCTGCATCAATACCTGAAGGAATTGGTGCCCCGGCCATTTGTTGGTCTTTATCAACTCCCATCCATTTAATTACAGTCCAACCTAAATTATCCATTACATCTCGTAAAGCCTTCTTATAGGGTTTTATCTTACCATAAGATATAGGATTTACTGCTCTATATGACATTGTATAATCTTCTTCTGGATCCATTGCTCCTTTACCCAAAATATACTGAACTACTTTCCATCCTAATTCATTTTGTAATGATTCTACCCAACCCTTAGATTCTTGTTTATAGTCTGTTAAAGTTTTGTAGAATGTAGGTGGTCCATCATCAGTAGGTGCATTTCTACCTGCAGTTCCTTCTTTTAAAATATCACTAATATCATTCTCAACTAAAAAATCACCTATGACATCACCACTAAATTCTTTTAAATAATCTCTCATTATACTCTCGAACTTCCCATCACATGAGACGTTGCAATTGTTGGTGTGTATGATAAGTGATATGTATTTCCACCTTTTGATAAATAAAAATGAGTTTTTACACCTGTCTTTTCTATCTTATATCCACTAAATCCTCTTTTCATATCTTTAATAAAATCTTTTAATTTATAAGTGCTCAATTCTCTACCAGGTCTAACGAAATCACCAATTTGATAATCCACCTCAATACCTTTTCTCTTATCAAATGTTATTGGTTTATTAAATCCAGCAGGTTTAGATACTTGAACATTGTAAGACTTGACCGTTTTACTTAACTTACCATATCCCAATTCTTTAGATTTCTTCTTAAATGCCTTATCAAAATCTTTAAGAAATTGTTTTGAAGCCCCATCTTCAGAATCTCTCATTGCACGGGTAGATGCTGTTTCATTTATTAGTATGTCTTTTAATTTAATCATCTTTTTTCCAAATTAAATGCCCTTGTCAACATTGCACCGGCATGTTGAAGTTTAAGACGAGCTTTATCATACTCCTTAAAGTATTTTATTAAAGTTCTATTCTTACTCTTTTTAATATCATCATCAAGTTCATACCAAAGTCGTCCATCACGAGTCTTATGAATATAATCTCCACCAACTTTTAATAATTTTTGGTGATTCCAAGAAATATCATCAATATCTACTTTTTCTTCCAATAATTTCTTCATTTTGATCATAAAAGTGAGCTCCTAATTGCTCTTATAGCATATCTTCTATAAGTTCTATCTGTAAATAAATATTTTAATGAATCACCATGTTTATTACTTTTAAATAATTTAACTAATTCATCTAAAATCTTTCCGGCTTCTTTATCGGATAATTTACCCTCTTTTATTAATTCTTTCATTTTAATCATTATCTTTTGTAATAATCTTCAAAACGTTTGTAAGCTGCTCGTTCATCAAATTTACCCTGACGTTTTACACCAATTTTGATTGCATCTATAAATGCATGCTTCAAACCAGGAGAATTAAAATCTGACATCATTTTGTTGATGTTATCGATTGACCTTCCAATTCCTGCAATGGCGTTTGTTAATGGCTTCTTAAGCCGTTTAGCCTGTTTTTCATCCGCGGTCGATACACTATCTTCATCAGCTTCACTCATCATATCTTTTAATTTAATCATTCATTTTCTCCAATATACACTGACACACTTATAAATATTAAATTTCAAAACTATTCAGTTTTTCTTCAACATCTTCTTTCATTTTATTTAATTCTTCGAGAGCTTCGTTAGACATTTCCTCAACCTTTTCCTTATTTTGACTCCATTTTTCAGTATGTAATTCTACATCTTGAACTCCTACCTGATCAAAAACTTCTAAAGGTTTCGAAGTCTCATCTTTCCAATCATCTATACTATTAATTTGATCTTTTATATAAGAAAGTTGATTATTTAACACCTTTTTTTCTTCCCATTCTTCATATTTACCCTCAATGCGAAGTTTATTCTCAAATTTTATTTGACAATCAAAACAATGATTATGTAATCTGTACATTTTATCATCCAGCCTCTGTTTCATCACTTTATTACATTCTGGACAAAACCAAGGTATTTTTGCATCCTTTAAAACGTCCATTCGGTCATTTCTTTTCTCTCTATCCGCCTTTACTTCATCCTGTCGTTTCTTTTTTGCTTCTAAATCTTCCATATGGACAAAAATTCGTTTTTCGGGTGTATTACCCTTCATAATATCTTGTCTTGCCTTAACGTGTCTTTGATGTTCGTTCATAAACTAACTCCTTTGTAACGAATCAAGTTTCATCTTGAATTTTAAATCTTCAAGTTCTTGATCCCTTTTCATTAATTCTATTTCTGCTTGTATATTTTTAATTTCACTCTGTTTATTAATTTCTTCTTCCAAATTAGATACCCTATTTTCTAATTTGTACCATCCACCACCTAATGCACCCACCAAACCAATAATATTAATAATAAATTTAATATTATTCATCTTTTTCATCTTAAAAATTTCTTGAAAATCTTCGAAATCTTCCATTAGAATGTCATAAGTCCTGTTATTTGATTGATTGGAGCAAATGCGCCCGTAAATTTAAATGTTTTTCCATTATATTTGAAAACTATTCCCTCACTTGGAACTATTGAGTCTAATCCACCTATTGAATTCAATTTATCTAATTGTAATTTTAATGTATTAAGTTTTTTCAAGTCTCCACCACTTCTAACATTCTTAATGGCCGTATCTAATTGTTTTTTCACTCGTTGAACCGTAGAATCTGGACTTGCTGCTAACCAACCACTCACATTTTTCATTATTTCTGCTCCTACCTCAAAAAATAACTCCTCAAATGGTTTCATATTTGCTTTAACTATTGCTGCATGGTTATCTTTATCAACACCTAAAACCCATTCTAAAAATGCCGGGTATTTTTCTAAATCTTTTTTGATTGTGGCTATCTTATAACTCTTATCAAAAAATGCCCACCGTTTAACAAGTTTTTTCTGCACTTTCTTGGGGATTCCAGATGTATACATACCTTCACCTTGTTTAATAAAATCTTCCCAAAACTTCTGATGGTAAAGTGCTAATGTATCATTGTCTTTTAATTTATATTCTCTTTGTAATTTGGATAATTTATTCAAAAAATACTTTTTCTTCTTGTCAAAATCCTGATGTTTAGGAACTGTAAGGAAATTTGGTTTTCCAATCTTATAATGTTTCTGTATATTCTTATTTACTTGTTTAATCATACCGGCTAACATTCTTGCACTATCTTTTGCCTCTCCCACAGCATTTCCACTATCATCATATTCAAGTGCTCCATGAAATACTATCTCCGCTTTATCATAATTAATCACATTTGCTGACTTAGGCCACATAACCTCTAAATTCATCCAAGCCTTACCATTCATAAAAATCTTATTTCGTTGTTTATCAGATAATCCACCTATTGCCTTCTCTAAATCCTTTACGGCAAAACTAAATGCGTCCGAAATGTCCCCCCTACCTTTAAATTTTGAAATTATTCCGTTCGCGTCTAATGCAGTTTCTCCTGAATTTTTAAGGTGACCTTTATTTCGAGCTGCTATCAGTTTTCCACCAGTTGCTTCAGTAATTCCTTCTTCCGTCCATTTAAATAACTTCTTAAACTTATTATGCATCATTAAATAAACACCCTCGTCAAAATAACCGAATGCATCTTTAAATAACTTCCGTCTTTCTTCGTCTGAAAATTTCTGTGAACCGAGTAATTCTCTCATTACCGTTCCACTAACTTCTTTTCCACCAACCCTTTTAGAAACGTGCGGTGCAGTCATAAAATATCCGTGTTCTTCATATCCTTTTAAATTGTTCTTATTCTTCTTATAATCTTGAAAATATGATAAACCACCACTTTTCTTCTTTCCACCAGCTAATCTTCCGGCATCCTTCTCACCGAATATATATATCACGGCAGTAGTGTCAGGGTCGTATTTTTTTAGCACTTTATTTGCTACCAATGGAACTCTTTCATTTACAACTTCACCCGATGAAATACCCATTTTAGTTATATGACGAAGTTTTTCTTTATAATTCATAGGGTGTTTGGGTGGTTTCTTTATATTAGAAGTCGTAATATATGCGTCATCTACTTGTTTCTTTAACCATTCAAAAGTTTTTTTGTGATGTGGACCAAATGGTTGATATCTACCACCATAGATACCAACTACTTTTTTAATCTTTTTAGTATCTTCTGCTAACCATTTTTCAAAAATTTCCATTGCTTCTCTCATACCACTTGTTTGTGTATCGTGATATTTGGCTCTATTATACATTGTTTCTACAATTTCTTTTTGTTCTGACTTGGCCCGATTTTTTATTGACTTAATAGTACTATTTGCTCTCTTCACCGAATCATATCCAGAACCCTTTATATAATCCAACATAGTTCGTGGGTAAAAATAACCCTCTCCTGCCTCATTAAGTTGTTCTAATTCATGTTCCTTCAAAATTGGATTTACAAGTTCTCCTACAAGAGCACTATATTTAGGTTTTTTCGTAGTTGGAACAAACTGTTTATATTTTTCCTGTGGAGCATGCTCATATTCTTTTACAATAAAACTGAGTTTAGACTCGTAATCATTTGGAAGTCTATTTTCTATACCAAGAAACTTTACTGCTCCTGGAATAAGATAAAGTATCATTTCTCTTTTATTTAAATTCATAATCAACTGACTTGATGTCCAAAGTTTATTCTGTGCCCTTACTAAATCATATTTGGGTCCCTTATCTTGTTTATGATTATAAAACGCAGGAAACAATTCCTTATAATGTGGTGTCTGATGAAGAACATTTAATGCATTCATCAATCTTAATTCTGAAGATAGTTTATCGTTTCCTCTCTGATAACCTTGTTCAGTATGTTCTATTCCGTGATTAGTTCTTACTATTGGTTCTTTACTTAAATCTTTTATCTTTACTACTGGTTTAACTCTACTCGTATTTTCTATTATTACAAATTTTTTACCATCACCAACTAAAGTATGACCTTTAATCCCACCATGATATGATACTAATGATTTTACAACATCGTGTAAAGTTGTTTTTGAAAGTGCCTCTCTAATTCTTGCACCATCTTTAGACATTGCTTTCTTTTTCTTTGACTTATCAAAATCTTTCTCATCTCGTTTTACAAATAATGCAGAATTTACCAAACCGATTCCGTGAGAATTCATTCCCTCTGTCCAATCTGTATCTTGGTCTATCACATAGCATAACTCAACACCATAACCAGTTAGTTCCCTAACTACTTTTAGATTTGGATTATAATTTCTATCTCGGTTTTTACCGAGAACCATATCATTTCCAAATAAAGATGCTACTGCTATACATTCTTCTATATGGTTTTTCATCTTCGTCCACCTTTATCAAAATCTTTTGAGAATTTTTTGAGTTTATCAAATGCTCTAAACTTTTTCATCTTTTCTTGTTTATGCCATTTCATCTTATCAAATACTTTCATTCTCATATGTTGTTTTACTATGTAATAAATATCAACTGTATTCCCTCCCATCGATTTTATCCAGCGTGCATGTTTCTTAACCAACTTGGCTGATACATGCTCGTGTCCGTAGTGAGTAATATGTCCTTTCTTTGGGTGTATTCCTGCGGTTTCATCTTTACCTATATCGTGAAATAATGCTGATAGTGCAAAATCTATATCACCAGTTTTAAGTGCTCTGTTAGTAACGGCAATCGTGTGTTTTAACACATTACCTTCTGGGTGGGCATCTCTCCGTTGGTCATAATTCTTCAAGTTATAAACTCGTTTCTTCAAGTCACTTGGTAAAGCATTAAAAATGTCTTTAAACTTCTTCGGTGTTTTCCGAACTGCTATTTCGTTCATTCCAAGTTTCTTTCTCAACTTATCAATTTCCTTACTAATTTTCTTTTGAGCTGAACTTCCTGGCATCATTTTCATGGCCTTTGTATAAAGTTTATACAATTTTGCCTTATCAGTATTTTCATTTAAGAATTTCTCTTTCTCCATTTGTTGTATTACTTTTCCTATTTCAGGTCCCCTTACACCTTTAGGAACTTCATTTCCTTTTACTGATAATTTAAATTTAACTAATTTTTTAAAATCTTTTCCTATATATTTACCCCATTTTATAATCTGATTATTACTCAATGTTGTTCTTTCTTGAAACTTTTTAACCTTAAAAACATTTTCAGGTTTAAAGTCCTGTAATATATTTAAAAATTGAATATTTTCTATATCGTTGTTAGAATAGCTTAAACCATTCAATTTATTACTAATAGAACGTACATCATTTTTTCGTAAAATCCAAGACAAAAATAAAATATCATCGTTTTCATTTATGTATGGTTTATTCACTTTTAATCCTGGTAATATTTGTTTTGTAAATCCAAGTTCATCACACAACTCCATATATTTCTTTGGTGATTTTGCTTTAACGATTGACTTAACAAACTCATCTCTAATTCTTTCACTACTTACTCCCTTTAAACTTGGGTTTTTCTTTAGTGCTGCGAAAGTATCAGTATGTATCTTACCACCAAGTGCTGCATTAAATCGTAATGCTCGTAGTTTTCTTAGTGGGTCCTCATCAAACCTTAATTCGGCCTGTCCCACAGTTCTCACTAACTTCTTTTTTAAATCTTCTAACCCACCTACTAAATCAACTATTTCTTCTCGTCCTATGTCGTAGAATAGGGCATTGACAGTTAAGTCTCTACGTTTTATATCACCCTGTATATCAGTAAAATCTACTGCCTTTGGTCGTCTACCTTTTCCTATGTCTTTTCTGAATGTTGCTATTTCGTGACCACCCACTACGACAACCCCAAATGACTTACCGACTTCATAAGTCTTAAATCCACCTTGTTTTGCCATTTTTAATACATCATCTGGTGTTGCGTCGGTTGCCATATCATAGTCTTTTGGACTTTTACCGAGAATTGCATCTCTTACTGCTCCACCAACAATATAAAGTTGTTTCTTATTCTTCTTGAACAACTTGTATATCTTTTTGATATCATTTGGAACTCTTAAAAATACTTTGTTCCTTTCGTTTATTGGTAATAGTTCTGTTAGACTAATCATTACCAATCCCAACCTATCATGGATTTTGTTCTTTTAAAATTGTCTGACGCTTCTTTTGGTGTATATTTTTTAACATTCTTTGGATTCCAGAATTTATAAAATTCTCTTTTCGGCCATCCCTTCATAGCGTATTTACTTGTACGGGGTCCTTTCGGGTCATTCGTTTGCCAATCTTTAACTAAGCTACCATCCTCTACCCAAGCGTGTGGATACCTCTTATTGTTACTAATCCATTTATTCTGAACCGTACCAAATACAATCTTCATTCTACGATTTGCTGATTTATTATCTTGGTTTCTTATATAAGTGTTCCAAGCATATTGAAGGCATTCACCACAGGCTATAGTTTCATTTAATAAGTCTTTTAACTTAATCATCATTTTCTCATTTACGGACACGGATTATTCCGTGCCCCGCAGTCAGCAGCCGTTTTTACAATGGGCAACTGCTGGTAACATCCATTTAATTGTTATTCTCATATCTAATCCCCTTATCTCCTATGACCATATCCAAAACATAAGAAGTGCCTGAACTCAAACACCCCAAAAGTAATGGATTGATCCAATTATACTGAAATGAAAATAAATCTGTATATCCGTTTATGGAATACAGAAATACTCCAACCCAAAATCCCATACACATGGAACATTTAAAAAATTTTTTGTCTGGTCTTATCCTATCAAAAAGATGTGCATATACTAAAATTTGTGTAAGACCATATGAACATAATATAAAATATATTAAACTCACTATTTCCTTTCACCAGCAGGAACTTCTCCACCTGGATTTTCATAATCCATTGAATAATCTTGGCCACCATATTTATCCCAACTTGCTATAGTATCATAAAAATCTTCATATTTAATACCAGTATTAACAACTCTCTTTATTACTTGAACTCTCTGAATACTTTTATCATCACCCCTACCTTTTGCTGCATCATATGGATTATCCGCTTTTGGAAAAGATAATTGTGTATATCTACCTTTCTCAAACCAAGGTTCGGGTTTACTACTATCCACTCCTAATTTTCGTTTCTTTCGTGGGCTTGTCCAGCCTGTATCTGGTTCTCCGGCTTCTGCTCCACCTGTTGAACCATTATTATGAGAATACTCGTTTAATATATCAAGTAATTTTATCATTTTTTTAACATTTGTTTTAAATCTTTTTTAGGAACTAACTTTTGTTGTGCAATCCATTTTTTTGCTATTTTACTTTTAACTGGTTTATTAATAAATTTTTTAATACCCTTTTCAACTAACATTTTAAATTTTTTCTTTGCCTCTTCTGGACTTAAATGTTTATTATTATCCACAATTAAAAAATTACTACCACCAAACAACCCTTGAAAGAATGCCATATTTTTCTGAACATTTTTCCAAGATTTTTCTACTAAATCTGCCGGTAATTTTCGTGGTCTTGATTCATTTCTTTCTTGTGCAACTTCTAATGAAGTCGTTACAAAAACCATATAAGTATCGTAACCCAAATCAACCAAATCTTGTCGTTCATTTTTAATAGAATTATACTTATGACCAGTTCCATCAATAATAACTCCCAAACGACCTTCTAAATATTTTGACATTCTCCTTCTACTTAAATATTTTGCACTTCCCCTTAATCCGGCATAATCATCAAAAGTAGGATCGGTAAGTTGTTTGAATAATTCGGGTGGATATGCTTGAATATTAAGATAATCGACAGTTGAATCGGCTCCTGATTTAGGTCCGTAAAATTTATTTAAGAACAATTCCAATTCCTGGTCTTGATTAACCATTTTTAGTCCATAGGTTGATACATTGACTTTTTCGGGAATACCGAATAATTGTTGTGCAACATAAGATTTTCCACTTCCAGGACCACCAGCAAGAAAAATACCTTTAAAAATTCCTGGGTCTCTGATTCCCTCATTTAGTAAATCCACTAACTTTATCATAAGCAAACTCCGTTTAGATATATTGATTCACTAATAAATATAAGAAAG